TCCGTAACGCCTCTGCCACGCGCGTAACGTGACAGGGATTAAGGGTAAACTAATTGATTTTGCAAGTTTTTATTTTACCCAGCTTTCTTATGGGGCATACATGGGACACTTTCAGATAGTCTTTTGTTAAGGAGTTCTGTCTGTTCGTGATTGTTGTCTTTCATCCATGCTCCGTAAACATTGAATACCATTTGTGCGTTTGTGTGGCCCATCTGGCTTGCGATAAAACTAGGATTAGCTCCTGCGGCAAGTGACCAGCATGCATAAGTATGCCTGGATTGGTACGATTTTCTGTGTCTCAGACCTGCGCGTTTTAAGATACTTGTCCATGACTCCCTGATGGAGTCAACCTTGTAGTGAGGTCCGGACAACTGCTGCTGTTTTGTTACCTGAGGACTAAAAACAAAAGTGCATTTATGCACAGCAGTTCTCCCATATTCCCTCTGCTTCACCTCTACAGAATGTTGCTTTCCAAGCATGGTCATTTCCGCCTGGCTTTTAAGAGCATCAATAGCTGGTTGAACCAGATGAATTGTCCTTCCGGTGCCTGCATCGGTTTTTGGTGGAGTGAATTCGCCAAGTTTTGTATAATTTCTACGGATGGTTATAGTCCTTGCTTTAAGGTCTATATCTTCCCATGCCAGCGATACCAACTCCCCGTGACGAATACCCGTGTATACAGCGAGAATCCACAGGTTTTTTGTTTGTTGATGACGGCAAGCCTCAATAAAACGAATAAATTCGTCACGGGTGAGAGGATCTGGTTTTACCTTGGACTTTTTTAAGGGAGCCAGACCGTTAAATGGGTTTCCTGAGGTATAACCATTATCTGTTGCAAATTGAAACATTCCAGCTATGGTTGTCATATAGTAGTTTACCGTGACCACTGAGCGCCCTTTTATGGAAGAAGTCTTTCCATTAGAAAGCTTTTGGTAACCGGTCAACAAATCTCTCCTTACGAAAAGTAAATCCTCTTTTGTTATGGATGAAACCAGTTTTTTTTCACCTAACATTGGTAACATGTTTTTAATTACTGACTGGTAACGGTTAAGTGCATTCGCACAAATCTCAATTTTCTTAAGGTCCAACCATTTTTCCGAAAGTGCCTTAACGGTTATCTCTCTTTTTCCCAGACCAAAGTGTTTCAGGTTAGGGGAATTAGGGAACTGCGCGGCATAGTCGAAACTCCCCATTCTGATTGCAAAACAAACGGAAGTGCGAAGTTCACCAGCGATCTTCCGGTTTTTGGCTGTGTCAGGAACACCGAGGTTTTCTCTGACACGTTTGCCATTATAGTGAAACCATATACGGAGTGATCCTCCATGGTTTTCAACGCCTGTCGGGTATGATGCGTTACTCATTAAACCTCCCAGACGTCCAGGAGCATTAACAGGTTAACCGGAACTTGCATTTTTGGCACCTGGTTGTTTCTGGTTTTCGATCCATCGCATAATTTCTTCGATGTTGTACAGGCATTCACTGTAGTGCCCCGGATCACCTTCTACAGCGTAATGGCGGTATTCTTTTCCCTGCATCCATGACTTTCTTCTTGCCCGCTCAATGGTGCCAGGCTTTAGCCCTGTTGATGCAATGAGGACTCTCTCCGTACACCATTTGCTGGGGGTTATCTGATAGATGATTGTCTGCATGCCAACCTCATAAAATTTTCATCCACGGCAGTGGCACCACACGTCAAACATTCGCTTCACAACTTCACGACAGTAGAAGCCGTCAACATCTCGCGTCAGGTCATAGCGATTGCCGTAACGCTGGTGGACCCATCGTTCAAATGCTTTATTCATTCTTTACTTCCTTTTTATGGCTCGTAATTTTTTCAGGTGCTTTTCCTGCTCAGTGTCCGCGAGAATTTTGCGGTACTCCTGGTGGTCAATATGTTCGAACAGGCTGTTGAACTCAGTGATGCGTACCCGCCCGGATCGTCCGTCCATCCGTCGAAAGAACACTGAGTGCTCAGTGATGCGAGTAATCACCACGGGGTATCCGGCTCTGTCCGTGTATATCTGCCCGCGTTGAATCAAAGCGAACATGTGGTTATCCCCATCGACAAATCGAGTACACAACAAACGCTGCTGCGAATACCATCCCCAGAGTTACGATTGCATCAGGCCAGCTCATTGATTCACCTCCTGCGGCGGCTCCGGTAGCGGCATCCAGTGGGTTACTTTCGATGCCGGTTCTTCCCCATTGTCAGTAACTGCCCACCATTTGTTTCTCGAACAATCGTAATACCCTTCGAAGGTATCGCACTCAGTCCAGCCGTAAGACTTACCCCAACACCAAACATACTGTTTATCGTTCGGCATTCGCTCACTACAGCTTATCCAGCCATCCGTAGTTACCGGAGAATTGCCAGCCTTGCGCATGGCAATCTCCATGATTTCAACCATATCCCCTGGTGGAATTTTACAATGCTGACCAGTATGCCTCTGCTGTCTGGCATATTCGAGGATGTGCTCCAGCTTGGTACGATTAATCATGATTTATCTCCCTTAAGCATGGCAGCGCGGCAGGCATCCTCTACGCCCTTAACTGCATCTGCGCAGTAGTTATAGCGATTGCATTCCACTAACTTCTGCTTGAGATTTTCAATTGATTGCGCGATATCAGCCTGTATTACCGGAGCTGGCGGAACGGCTGTCTGCACTCGAACGTCATCAGGTACTACCGGCTCTACTGCCAACTGACTGGCATATTTGTTAATGGTAACGATAAGCTCTTGCTCGGCCTCATCCAGACAATCACCGATACCTCGCCTGTCACCATCAAAATCATCGAAATCGGCGCGAATCCTGGCAACCTCCCGGATTGCGGACAACACCTCACCAGGAATTACCGTAGAGTTGCCCGATAGTACATTCTGCTCCAGTGATGCCAGTGCAATCCGTGCCAGCTCACGAATCTCACCGCCGTCTATATCGTCAATGTCATCACGGCCAGAAATGTTAGCCAGCCATTGCAGTCGCTCTTTGGTAATAGTGATCATGCCGCGTTTCCTTCTTCCTTATTAACAATTACACCGTCATATATTTCATTAAGGTGCCCTCTCAACTCCATGCGCCTTAATGCAGATAACATGTAATCGCATTCAACCTGCTTATTCCCAGTAAATGGCTTATCGTCAGGATTACCCCAACAGCAATTACCCCTGGGCCATCCATGTACTTTCCGTACTCTTCCGTTAACAACGTGAAGTAATCCCCAGCCGGGAGGTAAATCCTCAACTGAAATAATTTCCGGCTCACTAATAAAGAATCGCCAGTCGCCCATGCCAAGTGAGGGATTTTTACGGAAACGCTTTTTTCTATCTGCCAACAAGTCAGCACGAGAACACTTCGCTTCTATCAGGCATGATGCTGAATTTCTGAATCCCATAGCATCTGGCTGTTCTCCGGTACTGGTTACAGCTATAAAGCGGTCATGAAAACAAACCTTGAACCCGTTGCGCTTAAGGAACTTGTACGCAATCTGACAGAGTTCGCGGTGTGTTAACGCCATATCACTCTCCTTTGATGCGAATGCCAGCGGCGCGTGGCACATTAACTTCCACGATGCGCACAGTTGGTTTGTACATCTCAATCGCTGTCAGCCAGTCAGCGCCAGTCATGCGCTTTTCTGCATCGCCATTAGTCCACTTAACCGGTACACCAATAGCCTTCATCGCGATTTCTATTTCCCCGGCAATGGCGCTTTTTCCGCAACCAGTAAAACCAGAAACAACGACAAGAACTTCACCTTTGGCTGGTTTTATTTCCCGTGCTTCCAGTTCAGCAATACGCTTACTTCCATCCGAGATAACACCTTCGTAATACTCACGCTGCTCGTTGAGTTTTGATTTTGCCGACTCCAGTTGTTTTGTTAGTTCCGCAATACGGCAAACATCGTTGATACGCGTTTCCTCTAATGCGTTGATCTCATCCAGTAGTGCCAAAGCAACCTTTGGATTAAAGGCAGCAATAAATTCAGCGTTTGCGTAAGCCTGAGCATCTGTTTCAACCAGGCAGTTAACATGACATTCTGCAATCACGCCACCGGGTTCTCCTTTCCATTTTTGGCAAACAAAAACTCCTGTTAAATTGCCGTGCTGGTTAACAGATGTATGCCCTACGATGTAGCTTCCTTTAGTTGCTTTCTCTGCCTTTTCACGCAGTGCCTGATAGTTAATCTCGCTCACTGGCTGCCTCCTTTGCTGGGCTTTCGAATATATCAAACTCAAACAACTTAACTACGTCATCAAACAGGACATAATCGCCATCAGAATCTTCAGTCATGTCAGCGCCACAATCCTGACCGAACGAGTCACAACCACCCATATCAAGCTCGTATCGCTTGAGTTTTGCGATATTTGATAAATTCAGCGCCAGTACAGCAAGGTCATAAACCTCGTCAGCGGTATACCCTGCACCATGCCCATACATTTCAATGCGGGATATGATTTCTTCTACACGTTGTTTTGTGATTGTCATTTTTGCTCACCTCCCTGTTCTTCCAGAAAAATACGCATAGCCTCAAGCATCTCTTCGGTGTCATACGGTGACAACTTGTCACGCAGGATGTGTTCAATGCTGTTAACGAACTTGCGGATTGCTTTGCGTTCAATTTCAGCCAGGAAAGCGTCTGTAGCCGGGGTTTGCGGCATACCTCCGTCTGTTGCGCAGATATACGCATCAGATAGTTCATCCTGCTCGCCATCAAACACGTAGCAACTCTGTACGATAAATTTATTCAGCCCCGCACTCTCCGCTGCCAGCGCCGCGCACTTGGCCTCAAGGTTATCAATCGTGATTCCAGCAGAACGACACTCCCGCAACGCCGTTTCTAGTTTTGATTCAAGTTCACCGAACTTACGGACAAGATATTCAGCGTTTGTTTCGTTAACCTTTAAATCTCGGGGGATGCATTTACCTTTCAGAAATCCATCCATCTCAATTAGTGACATTTGTTTCATTTCTTCCCACTCCGCAACATCGCATTCAGATATTTGTTTTGATTTACTGATGGAAAAGAATTTCTCTTAAGCAATTCCTCTCTCGATGGCATTGGCTTTACGCGTTGGTGAATAATCATTTCTGCCGGAAGAATGCCGGGGTTGTATGCAAGTCATCTCATGGTAAATTCCTCAGTCATTACTGATAGCGCCATAGCGTGATCGGTAATTACGCAGGCGCGGGTCAATTTCAGGGAAGTGGGTATATGTGGCTTTGCGGAATGGTCGGATTGATGTCTGGTAAATTCGCTCGCGTTCTTCTTTCTCTGCAAGCCATATACAATGGCGAAATTCCTTTTCCTCTTTCGTTTCCTGCGGTAGCGACATTATCCGGTCGTAGTTTTTTCTGAATTTATCCAGCACCTCCGATACGGAATTGCCGGAACAGCGGCGCGCGTCGTCCGCACCATAGAGAGGCGCTGGCATGATTTTCTCCTGATTAAATTGCGTGAATAGCGTGACGAGGGAAGGGGAGAGTTACTGGTGCAAAGGGTATATCGTCGTCAAAATCCATCGGAGGTTCGTTGTGTTGTGCTGGTGATGATTGCTGCTGTGGCTTCTGTGATTGCCTGCTGGCTGCTTGTTGTTTGCTGTCGCCAATGCCGCCAAGCATTTGCATCACGCCATTAATTCCGACATGAACCTCGGTTGTGTAACGGTCTTGCCCTGACTGGTCTTTCCACTTTCTGGTTCTCAGCATTCCCTCGAAATAAATCTGATCACCTTTTTTCACATACTGCCCCACGACCCCAGCCAGTTTCCCGGATACAGCAACACGATACCATTCAGTCAATTCCTTTTGCTCGCCAGTATTTTTATCTCGCCATTGTTCTGACGTGGCTATTGTCAGGTTAGCGAACGCTGTACCTGATGGTGAGTATCGAACTTCCGGGTCTTGTCCTACCCGACCAAGGATAATCACCTTATTTATCCCGCGAGAACTCATTTGCTCCACCTCTTGCCAGTTTTTATGTTGCTTATAATTGATTGAGATACACCCATGTCTTTTGCTATCTTGTACTGACTCTCTTTTTCAGAGAGTCTTTTCCTGATTTCTATAACCTGCCACTCTGTTAATTTTGCACCATGATGAGCATGACCTTTTTTTGCTCCACGATGCCTTCCTTTTGCTATCTTGTCGTCCATGTTTTCTTGCGCGCTACCTAAAAAGAGATGTTCAGGATTAACGCAGCATGGGTTATCGCATTTGTGGCAAACCATCTTCCCAGATGGGATGGGGGAGTGATAAAGCTCAAAAGCAACCCGATGAGAAAGCATTGTTACGCCAAAGGCTACAAATTTTGTGTATCCTCCTTTGTTTTTTGAATAGGTAGACTCCCAGCAACCTGTTGTTTCATTAACTTTGTAGCTGGACTCGAATCTTTTAATAATTCCGTCCAAGTGAGACATTTATGCCGCCTGTTTTAGTTCGTTAACTCTGATGTTCATTACATGAACGCATTTAGCCTGCGCATCCTCATTGCCAGCCATTAATTGCCAGTCATGCTGATAACGTTCGATGAGTTTTTTCTTGTCAGTTTCTGTCGACGCATAATCGCTGAAGTCTTTCAGGATTTGTTCGCAGTCAACCGATGGAGATTTCTGGTTGGTATTTTCTGGTGATGGTTGATTGCCAGATGCTGGTATTGCCCATCCCGGCAGCGATGGAGGGGACCAGTAAAATCCTGTTCCATCCTTAAGTTTTTCCCTGTGCCATCCCTGCTTTTTATCGAGAGATGTTTGTGCGAAACCTTCCTCAAGGTTATACAGATACCGACCGATTCCCCACTGAACGGCAGCGCGCTTCATTGCACTGGAACGACCACCTTTTACGGCTTCTACCTGCGTGTTTTCAGCAGCATCCCATTTGGTTACCCATTCGGAATCAATCCTGATTGATATGCCGCATTCAACGCCTCCGTTGTTGGGAATATCGCGGTATTCATTGCGCCATCCTGCTTTGCCGCAAACATCGTCCAGGCGTTTCATGATTGCCCTGTTCGTGACATAAGCCAGCACCATAGCCCACACCTTTCCATCGCGTGTTTTACCGCTTTGCTGTATTCGCCATTCGATATCTTCAGGGCTGAATGGCTCATCGAATTTATTCAAATCCATAATTCACCTCAGAATGGACATAGCCCAAGGAAATAACGCTGATTTAATACTTCGACTCGGGACAAATTAAGGCATACCCGCATTCCTTCGCGGTCACCATTATGGCGATACCAGAGAGCTTTCTGCGTGTATATGCGTCTCTGTAACTTGCTCTCCTTCACTGTGGTTGCAAGTGACATGAATATCTCCTGAGGTAGCCTGAGTTTAACGGACACTCCTTCCTGAAATAGAATGGCATCAGAAGGAGCTAATAATGAGCAGAAAAACCCAACGTTACTCTAAAGAGTTCAAAGCCGAAGCTGTCAGAACGGTTCTTGAAAATCAACTTTCGATCAGTGAAGGCGCTTCC